GTTCTGTAATCCCTAAATGGATTTACGGGATAAATCTATTTGATTAAATCTATTTAGACAAGTAGCAGCTCGGCGTGGCGAATATCCAAGAAGCCAGCTAGTCGTTCATTTGTGGCTTTATTGGCAAAATCGGTAGTGATGGGCAACCGCTTTAAAGCCCATTCAGGCTCGATTACAGCCCCTAAGTCGAATTGGTATATCCCTTTAGGTGTCGAATTGATATAAAGGGTCCTAGCGCCCGTTCTAGCCCTTATATCGGCCAAGTAATCCCACTTCTTCTTCTCAATCAAGAGTGTGGGGTAATGAGTGCGACGGCACTTCATTTCGATATACGCATCGTGGGTGATACCGTCGGCTCGGTCGGTCGCCGATAAAGGCGTCAAGTCCGGATAAACCGACTTGAGAGCCTCAAATAGCTCAACCTCGCGTACGTAAATTAGACGTCTTCCTCGCCATCTTCCCACCCGATTTTCCTCATCGGATCTTGTGGGTCGATTACCCAGTCAGGCCAAGCGCTTCGATCCATAGCAAAGGCCAGAGCCAAGCCCTCATCCATTCCATTACGGCGACAGGTCTCGTAGATCTCTTTACAGGCAATCGCCCAGAAATCAAGTTTAGTAGGCAGCTCTTTGACTGTTCGGCGAGATTTAGCTGTTTTCTTGACCGGCTTCTTAACGCGCTTTCTTGTTGCCATTAGCCCCCACCTTCTTCGATAGGGCTAATTCTAACTGAGACTCCATTTTATCAAGGCGCGACACTATGGGTATATTTTCTAATTTGATTATGTAACGAAGCCCAGCGATAAGCAAGGCGATTGATCCGAGAACCGAAGCTACGAATCCAGCGATGGTATTCGCGTCCATTACCGGAGTCGCCCGTAACGCTCGTAATTAGGGTTAAGCCAGTTGATAATGCTAGGCAAGACTGATACTAGAGCCGCATTTGCAATCGCATCGACATCCCAACCCACCGCGAGATAGGTTGCTAGGGCTGTTGCTAGGAACGTCTTGGCCCAGCTTTCCGCCATCTTCTTTAAGTCGCTCATTTCTGTCTCCTTCAAGGTCGAACCATTTCCCGTCATTGTCTCCCAAAGTTGTAAAGCTAATGTGGAAGTGCGAGCGGTGAGGATTTGCACCCTTATACGGACGGCGCTTCCACCCCAATATCGGACTCATAATTTTTCCGTCGTAAATAATGTATTTAATGCGCTTATCGCCGCGCTTGGCACACTTACGAATTTTCTCTACCAGCGCATAAGTTTCTTCAGGGTGCGCGTTGAGGTTAGCGTCTATATCTAAAGCTCTAACGATTCCGTCTCTTGGAATATGGTCAGAAGTGCCTTTGGCAACGTGACGAGCGTCAGCCACCCAACCATCAGACTTACGATCGCGATCAGGATAATCGTCATCAATCTGTTCTCTTAATTGTCGACCAGCTTTACAAAGTTTTGTCACTATAACCAGACACCGTTTTCTTCATCCCAAGTCGAGTAAGACGAATTCGGTTCTTCTATAAGATACCAACCCGATTCGAGAAATTCTGTTTTGCTAAATCTGATTTCAAAACTTCCGTCATCATAATCTTTTCGATAATAAAGCATTATGCAATACCCTTTGTATAGTGCGATGAAACTTTACTGGAAGTTAAATAGCTTGTATAAAAAGCCGGAGCAGCGACGTTTCCATTTAAATATTGTGTTGGAACGGCGATGTTTGCCGCGACGCCAATAGATCGATTCGCCGTAGACGTCGAACGGGCTGTTGCGCTAACAGCGTCTTGGACGCCGTCAACATACAAATAAAAACTGCCACCACTTTGAGCAGTTCCCACAATATGATGCCAATTGCCATCATTGACCGTTGTCGTACCGGTAATCCTTAATTCATTTCCACTTGAATCCGTAGTCAAGGCAGTTATTTTATTAGCTGAATCAAGACTTAAATAAAGACCGCATAAAATATTTCCGCCTCGTACAGTGATTGGCTGCGATAAAGAAGCCGACGTTGTTTTCATCCAACATTCTACTGCCCAAGATCCATTCGGTGCTACATTATATGCGCTTTTATCACCTGAAGTAGTTTGGTGGTATCCGCTTGAACCGTTGTAAGAAATAGATTTCGTTACGTCAGTAGTACCCGGCCCAGTTTGATTTAATGTATAAGTTCCGTAACCTGTCATCCCAATATTATTTATAAAATCACTGACGGTTGTCCCACTGGTTTCTAAATACTTAAATGCGCTGTAAGCTCCGTCATCGACGATAGTATCCCAATAATTTTTTGAGGTAAATTTTGAAGAAGCTAAAACACCTAGAATCGGCATTATGCAATGTCACCAATCACATACCAAGAATCAGTTCCCACTTTAATCAGAGTTGCAGCTGAATATTGAACGCGAAGTTTAGGCGCGGTTGCAGTTGCTCCGGTTGACGCAACAGTTACTCCGGCCGCTCCTTGAATAGTTACTTGTCCAGCGCCAATTGCAATAATGTTAATTGCTGATCCAGTTGGAAAAGCAACTGACGAGTTGGCTGGGATTGTGTAAGTCTGCGCTGAGGCGTTCGATGCAGTAATTAACTTGTTGCGATTGTCAGTTAATACAAATGTATAAGTTGTGCCAGTCTGAGCGTTGAGCGTTAATTGACCCAAAGCCGAATCGACTGATGAACCTAATGAACGGATAGCCGATGCGCCATCCTTAACCAACGCCGTATCGTCGGGCGTTGTCCAGCCAAAGTTCGTCGTTGTTGCCATTAGCTAATTACTCCTGTCGCGTTCTGCCAAGTAAGTGTAGCGGACATAGTTGCCCAAGTAAGGGAAGCCGCTACATCTTCCCAAGCTTCGGTAAAGGTATTGAACTCAGCTGGGCTTAAATTGAGGGTGACATAAAGCCCACCCACCGACGCCCTAAACGACCAACCTTCAACAAAGCCCAAGAATGAGCCGCCAGAGATATTGGCTGGAAGGTTGTTGATTGCCACTGGTAGGCCCATAAATACGTTTATCAGGGCGTCTCGATCTGTGTCGTCAATTTCAGAGGATTGGATTGGAAAGGTAATGGATTGGAATTCAGCATACGGGCTGGAGCGCAGGGCAATAATCTTGTCTGCGAAGTCCTCGACGTCGGCGGCGTTCTTGAGGTAGGAGTTATATTGCTCAGCGTAAAGGCCATAATTGGCTTGGCTGGTTAAGTCTTGTGAAGTGTAAGAGCTGTTAAAGTTATTGCCGTAATCGACAGTCAGTTTATTGAGCAGATTACCTTGACGAGTAACCGCGCTAACGCCAGAGGCGAGCGCGTGATTGCCGTCCAGTTCGGTATAGCCGTAGGTCTCTAAATAATCCTGTCGGTGACTGGCATCAGCATAAGAGATGCGGCCTTGAGCATCTTCGTATAAATAGCCTAGAGCTGAGTTGGCGATTTGATGAGCAATCGGCGCGATATATGAGTCGGTGATTTGTCGGCTAACCATTGTGTATTCACCAGCGTCGATAGTGCCAAGTCCAACGTTTCCAGCGGTAGCCCAAGTCTCGGTAGGATCATAATCAGCCCAAGTTAACGAAGCTGGAAGTTCATTCCAAGATGCCAAAAGTAAATCATCTAATAGGTCTTGGATTTGTGCGCCGTCTAATCCTTCGGCTAGGTTGCCATCAAAGAGAGCGCGGTTGAGTTTGCTAAGCGCTCCCAACGCAACGATATTGACTCGGGTTACTGTGGCAACTGATCCGGCTGAATTCACTTCGATTGCTAAGTCAGAAATGCGACCGCCGAAGATTGGCACATAGGTAGCCGTTGAATCTTGCACTTCAATATTTATGGAAGTGTTAATAGACCAGTTATAGACTATGTTGTTTGTGTTAATAAGTGTTAAATTGCAATAAGCAGGAAGCGTTTGAGCATTGAAGTCAGTTCGACCAGCGGTAATAGTTAGGCTGGTTAAGGCTATATCTGTGACGTCTGTGCCGTTGGCTTTAACGCGCCAGACTGGACTCCAAGAGGTCATAAAATCTGAGCCGTAGTCCTAAGGTCACCAGCACCGGTAGTGCCGCGATTGGTTGAATTATTAAGAGCTTGGATAACTGCTCGAGTAAATCCTTCTTCGTCAATAGCACTCGGAGCATTAACGTTGATGTAGATATTGTCTTTTGCTTCACCGGCTCGAACTGCGCCTAAATTTGGAGTTCCACTCACACTCGGCACATTAGAAATAACTGTTGTCGATACAGTAGGAACGGCGGTAACTGGAACGGATGGAGTTGTGCCACCACCAGTTCCAGACGCGCCAGTTCGGCCACCGCTAGAGCCACCAGTCGAACCGCCGCCTAAAGTAGCGCCACCAAAAGGTAGATTCGCAGTTGGAATAGAACCAGTCATAGCGATAGAGCTTGTGCCGACTTTTGGAATGGTTGAAATGTTAGGGAGTAAAGGGATAGCGTTATAAGCGCGAATAATTTTATTAACGGCCTCAATAACGTCATTGGCTAATTCTTTGACTTTATTTGTAACAGTTGCGACGACTGTGATGATTCCAGCGATGGTAGCGCCAACGGTTTTAATCGCAGCAACAAGACCATTCTCAAAGATAGGAATTAGGAAGTTTTTAACGAAAGCCCAGAGATCGCGTAATGCCTGTTCATTATTTCTAAAGGCTTCGATAATTGGATCAACTGCGACTTGTTTTGCTTCTTGAAATTTAGGAATTAAAACGTTGACAAAATAATCTAAAAGTTGGCGCAAAATAGGCAACAAGGCAGCACCGACAGATTCTTTAGCTTCATCGAAACTAACTTTCAAGCGGTTAATCTGCCCCTCGAAGGTATTGGCTTGAGTTGCCGCAGCGCCGCCGAATGTGTTGGCAAGTTGCTTAACAGTTCCCTCAAAGCCAAGAGTTTTAGCTTCAGCGGCGGTAATGCCAACACCTAGACGGGTAAGTGTTGTGTTGTTGCCTTCGTATGCCTTAGCCAATGCGTTAGTGACTGTTTCAACGTCTTTTCCAGTGGCGGCTGAGATGTCAAGAGCAAGGTTTAATAGTTCTTGAGATTTCTCTACTGATCCTGTGGCTACCGCTAAACGCTGGAGTGCTGGGCGAAGTTTGTCATCAGCGACTCCGGTGGCTAATGAGGTTTTGAGTATTTGATCTTCAATCGCCGCGATTTGAGCCTCAGTTGCACCCGTAACACTTCCGAGCGCTTGGGCTAGTCGGCGTTGAGCAGCTTCATCTTCAATTGCAGCCTTGACGCCTTCAATCGCTAACTTTCCAGCATAAGCCGCAGCAGCGGCAGCAGCCGCAGCAAAAGCGGCAGCGGCGACTTTGCCGAACTTTTCTAACTTACCGCCAAAGCCTTCGACCTCTTTAGAGCCTACGTCCAGCTTCTTTTTTAGGTCATCAACGTCGGCAAGGATGGATAACTTAAGCGTTCTACTTCCGGCCATTAATCATCCCACTTTCCGATAATCTTGCTAAAGGCTTCTTCCCACTTGCGAATTAGTTCAGGCTGAATTTTGCGAAGTGCTGGATAGATGAAATAGCCAGAATTTCCTCGACCCTTACGGGGAGTGCGTCTTGGGAATTGACGATAACGATTAGATCCGAATTCGTAACCTGCCCAGAGGTCTTTAGTTGATCCTCCACCAGAGAAACGCTGAGACGCGAATCC